AGTAGTGAACTCCTTACAAATTAAAGCTGTTTTCAAAAACTCTTAAAAAAACTAAAATCTGTGAGTGAGAACACCTAAGTACGATGGCTTTTTCTTCAATACTGTTTTTTCTGATTGCAATGGCTATTAATGTTGATAGCATGAAACCTACGAAGATCAGCAACTTTGATGTGACAACTGGGGAATTTGAGGGGATTGAATCCATCACTGAGCTAACCTGGAATACTTTTAAGAAGATGGGAGTTAAAACAAAGTTAACATTGGAAGCTAAAACACAGCTATTACCTATATCTGTGTATAATGAGATGTATAAATTCTATATGCATCTAAAACAACCGATGACAAGGATTGCAAGTGTAGCTTTATTTTGGACTCCAACTTCTAAAAGATTTAATGAGATGGCAACACTCATATTGATGGATGAAAGATTTAGGGATGATGGTATCAAACAAGGAAAAAAAGAATTGTTGGCTCAGGGGAAGCTTAATCTTGATCTTATGGGAACTGTTATAACTGCTGTACCATTTGATCCAAATTTCCAACAATTCGTGACAGGCTCACTTGATTTTGCAACTGATACAAAAGATATCAATAAAATCAAGTTTTATATATCATTCCCTGATACTAGGATGGGTGAAACTCAATCTACAGCTGGATTCATAGACTTGTCTTGGAAGACTCTCCCAGATGAGAATGGTGTCTATGAGAATATTCAATGGAATGTTTTCACTTTCCCTCTAAGTCTTCCACCAGAGGTTTCAATGATGTCAGGAAAGAGTAATTTTTTGAAAGTAAAAAATTATCTTGACAGAAAATACAATGAAAGGAAAGAGGCTTTGCTGCAGCTAAATGAGATCTCAAACCAACTTATTTGGGGAAGTGATCAAGGTCTTAACAAGGTTAGGGCCAAGCTCAAAGAAGATACAAACACATCAACACAGCTGTTGATAGATAGTGAGAAAAGAGAAGAAGCTATTAAGCTTAGATTGATTCAGGACGAAATCTCTGAAGCAAAAGCAGAATTAAGCTCTGCACTGTCAGGAATTGATCTAAATGCTATAAATGCTGCAAAAACTAAACTGGCAGCTGTATTAAGAATGCACAATTTAGCTGAAAATATCCCTCAAGAGATGGACTACGGCTACATTAAAATTGGTGAAGCCAACTAAGATGTACAAGCTTATTAAGCACCGTTAGTAAAATTAAGAAGCCTACTAAGTTTGTAAAAAAGTTGCAGTGTCAAGAGCATATTTTAAAACTAGTTTTAAAATTTAAATCTATATAGCTATGTATGTAAATAAAGTGTTTTAAGCAATATAGTTATCTTTAAGTTGTTTAAGCTTCCAAAAAAAGTAAAAAAATACAAAAAAAACATAAAATCAAAAAACCAAAAAAAGAGGTTGCTTGCAACCCAAATAGAGTACCGACATATACAAATGGAAATAAATTTGGGAAATGCTAGTCTAGATTCCATCACTTAACTTATTGTTTGTTTAAGAAATTTTGTGTAGATCGATTTGATATGTAAGGAGAACACTACT